GTTAGCGTTAAGTGCAGGGGTGTAATCTAGGATTCCAGCCATTGTTAGAGCAGAAGCAACGTCAGCAGAACAAAGGACAACGTTACCCTTTCCTCTACGAGTTCTTTGTGCGATTTGGTTCGCATCTCTTTCAATCTGGAATAGAAGTCCTTTGAACTTCTCAACTGACCATCTTCCGTTGGAGTCTGTGTCTAAGTCGAATGTTCCAGCAGTTGCAGTGTTAATTGTAGCACCTTGTTCTGCGGACTTGTAGATAGTTCTAATAACTTCTCTGTTTATCTCAGCAAGAATTTCAGTTGATAGAATGTTTGCCAACTCAGACTCAGCGTTCAATCCGTGGATTGCCTTGAGGTCTTGAGCCAATTCTAAACTGTACTCAGCTTTGAGTGCTCTGGACTTCGCAGTCACAGTAACTTTCTCAATACTGAACGCCATCTCTTGGAAATGGTTAGAAGCACCGTCTCCTAAAGATTCGGAGTTTCCAGTTGTCATACCTTGACCAACATCATATGCAGATGTAGTTGCAGAACCAACAGGGTTAAGAACGCCTGGGTTTGATCCACTCTGTGATGTTGTACCGAAACCAGCAGCAGTATCTGTCATACCAGCTGTTAGGTTCTCAGCACTGTTCTGTCCAGAGAATGCTGAATCTGGTTCGTCGAATAGAGCCTCAGTTCCACTCTGATTAGTGAATCTGGATCTCATTGCGAAGATAAGTCCTGTAGGACCACTCATTGGTTGTACACCAGCAAGGTCGTATGCGACCAAGTTAGGCATTGCACGTCTAATCAATGAGATTAGTACTGGATCGAAACCAGCAACAGGGCCTGCTGCTCCAGCTGAACCTGTGAATCCACCTGTTCCAGCGGAGTTTGTTGGAGATGCCTCAGTTAGTGACTGGAAAGCATTCTCTTCTCTGAGCATTTGCTCTTGGTTCTCAAGAAGTACAGCAGTAACATTACGTCTGTGCTGATCCTTGATCGCATCTGACCCTTCGTGGTCTAGAAGCGGCGCCCACTTTTCAGTGAGCTGTTGATAATTGATGTTTTGTTGCATCGTCTTGTTAGGTTGTTTTAAAAATTAACGAGTTTCTACTTAATTCGTCCAAGTGCGTCAAGATAGGCAGCCATTGCACCAGTAGCTGGCTCAACGTGTTCTGCTTCTTCTTTTAGTTCTTGAGGAGCGGACGCTGTGGATGTTGTCTTCTTCTGTCCGAAATAAGATTCTTTCAGAGTTTCGATCTTTCCACGATAGGATTCTTCACTTTCAAACTCAACACTTTCTGCAAGACTTTGGAGCTTCTCTTTTTGAGATACTGCAAGTCCTTCAGCAACGTTATTAAAGACAGTCTGGGCAGTTGACTCACCAAGTTTTTGGTTGAGTGAAACATTCTTTTCTATCTGCTCATTGAGCTTGGTTTCCATTTCATCAAGTTTGTCCACCATATTTTCTAGGACATCATATTTATCTTCAGGTAGGGTTACATAATGTTCTTCAAAAAGCTTTTTCATGCCTTCCATGAATGATTCTGTCATCTCAGTCTTGATTCCGTTCTCGACTGCGATAGCATTTTCTTCTAACCATTCTTGGGCGACGTACTCTAAGTAAGCATCTGTTCTCTCAGTAAGTTCAACTTTAATAGTTTCAACTTCCTCAGTTAACTTAGTAGCGTACTCTTCGTTTAGTTGGTTTTCGATATCAGTGATCTTCGCATTGATGGAAGCTTCAAAGATTACCTTTGCCTTTTCTCTAAACTCTTCGGATAATTCCTCACCAGATAGAAGTGCGTTAACATCTTCTTCAATGGCGGAGTTTAAATCGACTTTCTCCTCAGTTGTTTCAGTAGATTCCTCTTCTGCGACAACCTCTTGTGATTCGTCGGCTTCTGCCTCTTCGGCATACTTAGGTGCAGTTGGCATTGGATCAGCTTTCCCAGCGTTTTTAGTGATCACGTCTTTAACTTGCTTAATAGTACCAGTTGGTGTCTTAAGCATGTTACTGTTGTCATCAGGCTTCGAGTTCTCAGGTGTAGGGCCACCAAGATCTTCAACAGCACCTTGACCATCAGGAACGTAATTTGGTGTGGTTGGCATAGGATCACCTTTGCCTGCTCCACTATTTACAGCGGTTTTAGATTGCTGTGTCTTTACTTCCATTTCTTGTAAATCTCCACGAGACATTTTGAACTCTCCGTCTATTAAACGTGTTAGATATCGTATAATCTATGTTTATTTATTAAATCAAAGATTTGATAAGAAGTTTTGGAAGATTTCCAACTTCTTCTCGTCAAGTTGACCTTGATCTACTAATTTATTTATAGTTGTTTGGGTCTTCTCAATTGCGGCCTCTACTACCTTCTCAGGTTCAGCAACAGCAATCGCAGGGTGAGTCATAGTCTTTTCTTCTACAACTTCTACTACAGATTGTTTTGCCTTTAAGATTCCAGCTTCCCAGATCCAATCAACTCCTTCCATGATGCCATTGACAAAAGCGTCAGGGGCAGAAGGGTCTGCAACTATATCAGCTGCAGTTGCAAGCATGAAGTCTTCACCGACAACTTTATAGCCTTCGCTAGTGTCTCTAAGACTTCCCATTCCTCTTGACGATACTCCAAGAGTAACACCGTCATCTAATAATGACTGTGCAATTTTACCCATTGGTGTATTGAGGATTTGTGCTTTACCAACAAAATTGTTTCCTTCTCTATGGAGATCTACAATCTTGTGTGAAACTCTGTCTAGGTTAACAGTCGGACCTTCTGGGTGTCCTAACTCACCAAGAGCTCGTCCTTTACCAACAAATGATTCGTTGTATCTGCTTACCTCTTTCTCAAGAGTTTCTGTAGGATAAAAACGACCATTTCTGTTCTTAAGGTTTCCTTGTAAAAAGATTCCCTCAATAAACATATTCTTCTTACCGTCTTTTTCTTCGATAAGAACCTTGGCGGTTTCGATTTCTTCTGTAATGAGTTTCATTAGTTAAGCCTCAGGTTTTTCTTCCTCTTTCTCATCATCAGGTGCATCTACTTCAGCAGTAGGTGCTTCAACTTCTGCTGCGTCTTCAACAGAACTAGGTGTGCCATCAGCTGGCTCAGCCTCTACCTCTTCCCCATCATTTAAGTAAGGATTAGGCCCACCAAACATGTCGGCGGTAACTGCTGGTTTCACGAGATCTATGTTCTCGGCAGACTTTGCATACAAGAGTTCTTTGATCTTGTCATGTATGTCCGTCGCAGAACCTTCTTCGCCTGCAGCAATCATATCAATTAAATCATTATCCATAGAGTGTTAATATAGAATTAGACTAGTATTATTTATATTTCCCCACCTTTGGGCATTTCTGGAGCTTCTGTGGCACCACCATCCATCTCTGGATCTTGTGGCATTTGACCCATTCCTGTAGGATCTGGGTTCAATTGTCCGCCTGGCATTTGTTCTGGATGTATTCCCAATCCGAGTTGTTGTACTTCCATTGGATCAGCGACTTGGCCATCTTGAATTTCTTTTGCCATTTGTTTGTCGATCTCGATGATCTCCTCATCTTTCTGTTTCAGAATATGTCTACGAACATAATCTAATGAGAAGTATCTGCCTATGTAAGGATCTACTGCAGCAACTACTCCGAGTCTTTCGTTTAAAAGTTCAGTCTCTTTGAGTTCTGCAAAGTGGTTATCATATACAAAGTCAAATTGTATATGATCTGATAATGTTTCCCAATCTTCTGGAGTGACAATGTTTTTAAGAATACACTGAGTCTTTAACATATCTAAGAAGAGATTTGCGAATCTCTTTCTCATTCTACCAACAAACTTGGTAAACTTGATTTCGTCTCTTAGTATCTCAGATGATCTACCAAGATTAAATCCTTCTCCTGATCCAGCAATACGAGATTCTGGAACTCCTAGTGAGCGGTATAATTTCTTTTGGAAGTACTCGATGTCGCTAAGTTCTCCAAGATTCTGTCCACCTGGCAACGTAGTGATTTCAGTACCTCTTCCGCCTTCACGTCGGGGGAGCCAGAAATCTTCGAGCATGGACATGTGTTTTCTGTCATCTCTAATTTCTCCTGTTGATGCGTCATAAACTAATTTGTTTCTGTAACGGTTCATCACCTCTTTGAGGTATTGTTCCGCTTTTAACTTAGGTAAGTTACCTACGTCAATATAGAATATTCTTCTTTCTGGAGCACGACTCAACCTGTATATAACAAGAGAGTCCTCAATCATTCTAAGTTGATTGAGTGCTTTGATTGACTTATGCAAGTAAGAAAGAATAGTTTGTTTGTTTCTGTCAACTAAACCTGAGTGACAGAATGTGATGGCATCTGGTGCAATCTTTACTGGTCTCTGTTTAGTAGAGAAAGGTGTCTGTCCTATCGCACCCAAAGCATTTTTACTCTGAGTTGCACTAGGATCATATTGATAAAATTCTTCTATCTCAGGACTTTCAATATCCGAAGGGTTATTTGCATTTACTCTCTTGATTGCTCCCTGTAACGTAGGATCTGTCTTGAGTTTTCTAACTAATTTTATTTTAAGTGGATCAATATATCTAACTTCTTTTAATCCTTCTTCTGGTTTTTTGACATCAATTACCTTGTGATAATATATTCTACCATCAATGTACCAGTTTCTCATAATCTCATGGCACTTTTGATCAAAGTTCATGACTTCTTTTACTGTCTTAAACTCGTCTCTAATTAATTCTTTAAGCTTCGCAGATGCTGGAAGATTCTCCAAATCGATTTCGACAGGAGAATCATTCTGATCAGAAACTATTGCTTCGTTTATTATATCTTCAATGGCAGAATCCACTTCTGGATGCAATGCCATCTCTCTATATCTTTTTATTAACTCAAACTCTGACTTAAATACACCATCAATATCAACATACTGCCCATAGAAACCACTCGAAACATAATAGTCCGATGAGTCCTCGTTAGACTGGGGTACAGGAGAGACGACATTCTTTGCAGAATCATCGTCTTTCTCTATTTTAAAACCAAATAATTTAGCCATTAACTCACTACTACTGGGCTGTCCCAGTTATTTATATCTTATATTATAACACAAATCTTAGATTATGTCTTACTGGTTAAAGATGCCTGCGTCAGCTCCTGTTCCATCAACTGTCTGATTAGTTAATAGAGGAACATCCTCTCCATCAAAAACATCCCACCACTGAACTTGTAGATCAACTGTAAACTCTTCGATAGAATCTGTTTGATCGTATGAAAGTTCAATTGCACTAACGTTAGTTGGGAAAGTTCCGTGGAACTTATACTTTCTAAGTATAGGAAGTTTTCCAGAGTTATCTTGTGAACCACCAAGTCCCTTAGTTAAAGGAGCTCTACCTATTTGGTTGACATACATATCAGTCTGATAGTCGCCTGGTGTTACTTCTCCAGTTGCGTTATCATGTTTGTTGATAGCGTTCATCCATCTCTCAAAAGCGTTTCTGATCATGAAATCAGTATCGTTAATGATTGTGATTGTCCAAACATCAAATGTTCTGTCACCAGCAATCTTAAGATTCCTTCCTCTGAAAGGAACGTCGATTACATTGATGTTCGATGCAGGGAGATTAGCAGCTTTTACTAAAAATCTACCCTTTTCTTCTGCATCACCTTCATTCAATCCGTTAGGGAAAACTAATTCTACCTCAAACAGATTGGGGCGAGCACCACCACCGACGAGCTTCGATTTAAAGTCGTCAATGGTTCTTGTGTCTAATCCAGGCGCATTACTTGCCATTTTTTAAAGTCCTCTTCGTAGTTTATTTAGTAAGTTAAGCAGTACCAACTACTTCATCAAAGCTGATGCCAGTTCTAGTTGCAACGAATGTTAGTCCGATGAAGTTGATAGAACGTGCAGGCTTCACGAAGATGTCTGCCTTAAAGGTATTTGAATCAATAACATCAGGTGTGTTATTGGTTTCGTCACAAATAACTATGAAGTCACTAATACCTCTCTTAGCCTTAACATCACGAAGATATGGTTCAACAATATTCAAGAAGTTTGTTCTTGTAAGATCGTCGTTGAATTCAAATAACTGTGATCTTGCAGCTCTTTCGATAGTTCCTTCGATTGTTAGGAACAAACGACGAACGTTGATTCTATCGAACGCAGATGCTTCTTTCTGTGCAGTCTTGTCACCGAACAGAACGATACCAGCGCCAGGGCTGAATACTACAGGGTTGATTCTCTTAGGATACAGAGTATCTCTCTGAGCTTGTGATGGGTTGTAAGCAAGTTTCAGAGCATTGTTGATAGAACCTCTAGATGAACCAGCGGGTGAGAACCAAGGGAATGAGTTGATAGATGTTCTTGCCATCAATCCAGCGATGTCACCATTTAGAGGAATGTATCTAAATGTATTATTGAATCTATCAAAGGTGTATTTGTAACCTGAGTCAAACACTGCGTAAGAACTAGATGTTAGACTATCGTAGAATGAAACTATGTTTGAAGTCTGTTGATCTGAGTTAGTTAAACCAACAACTCCAGCTCTGTAGGGGGAAATACATGCGATGCAATCCTTACGAACAGATGCAATACTAATTAGTTTGTTTGCCTTAGCCTGTGCTTCGTAGATTGAATCTCCACTTGAAGGACCTTGGATAAGGAAGTTAACTGCGTACTCAGCAGGGTTGTCTAGAACTGTGTAAGAACTAACAACATCTCCAAGTTGACAGACAAACCTACCAGTTCCACCGTAATCGTTTCCATTAGTCATGGAATAGATCTTAGGACCTGAACCGTTGAATGTAACTCCTTGAGCATCTTGAGCCCATACACCACTTGAGTCTACTGAGTAACCCATCATACTTGTGTGCTTCAAACCAATACCAGTTTGTGCAGCACCAACAAATACATTATTAGAGAACTGTGCAACGTAATCTTTGTAGAAGATGTTAGTGGATGGTGATACCTTAGCATCAGAAGCCTTGGATAATCCTACCCATTTCTCTACAACGTTTCCAGCAGTACCAGTTACAGTTCCTGTGTCATCTATGACTACGAGGTGCATCTCGTCATACTTAGAACTTCTACCCTTAGCATACTCAGATGTTGAAGGACGTTCTGCAATTTGATTCCAGTAAACAACACTATTTGTAAGACCTAGTGTTTGTTGATTGTACCAATCTTGAGCGTAGTTACCTTCTCTTAGATAGATTCCACTAGATGCGGCAGATACAATAACGAATTCTGTATTTGCAAAAGCAACAGTAGCGGTTGTATCCATTATGATTTCTGGAGTTCCACCGATACCTTGATATCCTACGATTTTACCAGAGTAAGTTCCGTTAAGAGACTTGATTGTATCGCCAGGATCAGATTTATATGTGTCTAAGTCTGTTCCGAAACTGATAGTTGTAGAACCAATACCTATTGTAGCATTGAATTTTGCTCTCTCTACTGGTTGTAATACACCAGATGTATTGAAGATCTTAACTCTGTTTGCGTGGTTGACATCAGCTGGAGTGCTTAGATTGTCGTTGTAAATACCAACATCATATCCTTGGAAAGCAGCAGTTGAAGAACCCTCTTCATAATCGACTGCACTCCAAACATCAGTTGTGACGTTGTGCTTACTTACAACCTTAACATCAAAACAATCGTTGTGAATCTTTGTGATAATTCCTTTTAGATAACCTGTTTGAACTCCAACAGTTCCGTCTGTGTTTGCAACACTAGTTGAGAATCCAGCAGTAACAGCGAATCCAACTTGAAGACCATCAGTACCTATTCCAAGTCTTTGGTCAGCCTGTGCATCAATAGTACAGATCTTAAGACCATTTGACCATGAGCCAGGTGATCTTGCAGCATATAAGAATTCTTGTGCAAGGTTATTGAAGTTATTGTAGTAATCTTCCTGTGACTTGATTGACAAGTTTGTAACCGCCACACCAACAGGTATGTTTGCGTTTGATAGCATTGGGTTAGTACTTCTCAATACTCTCAACACTCCACCGTATGATAGAAATGCTGATGCAGTCATCCAGTACTCGTACTGTCCGTCAGCAGAGTATGGTTTACCAAACGTTTCAAGTAAGTCGGCTTCTGTTTCAATTAGGACTGGTTCGTTAACAGGTCCTTTTGCAAAAGGTCCTGCAATAGCTCCAACCTGATCGTTGATGCCGTCTATTCTTCCTACAGTTAGGTCTACCTCTCTTACCTTAACGCCTGGAGATACTAGATTAAGCGCCATGTTAGTGTTCCTCGAAGATCTCAGTTGTTTTATCTGTTATTATTTAGAAATTGCTACTTTTTCACTGGGGAAAAAGTACATGAACTCCCTACCAGTCTGGATATACGTCTACTCTATTACTTGATCTCCTAGATTTAACTCTCTTAATAGTGCAAGTTTTACACTCATATGAATAAGAAGATGGTCTTTCGCCTCTACTCTTCCTAGTAAGATAAAACCCTTCTGTAAGCGAGTATGTCAATCCACAAGTTCTACAAGTTCTCTCGTGTAGAAACAGGACTGGTTCATCTAAGTCCATTACAAATTATAATCCCACATGTACGATCTATCACCATACTCATCTAGATTCCATCTAGTGCCTTCATCATCTGTGAAAGAAGTTTCTTCTGTACCATCTTGTATAAAACCAAATGGTGCCATGTCTTGTTCTATCTGATCTCTTTGGTCATCATATACCCTCTTCCTTATATCATCATCTGTCATCTCTTTGAAATAATCTTGCATCACCAACCATGCAAATATGACTAGGCACATGGCAAGGTCATCGTTACAACCTTCTTCTGCCTCAAATGAGTTTGACTTTTCAATAAAGGTTGTAAGTTCTGCAATGATATTGTAATCCTTGACTATTAGTTTATCTGTCTCTAACAGAGTCTTAAGGTTTAGTGACCCTATCTTCTTGACAGTTTTAGACATCTTGACTCCTAGTTGCACCTTACTGCCAGAGAATCCTTGACCCAATACTTGTCCAGCTCTACCTCGTATTGCAGTCATCAAGACATTTTCATATTCCATATCATAGAAAAGTATTGATGCTATTTGATCTCCTATGTCATTTACCTCACATAAAATATACGCATTATTATATGCCCTTGCAAATTCTGCTATGACACTAGGAAATAACATTGGTTTGATAGTATTATTCCTGTACTTTGCAACCACTCTATATGGAAATGTTGTCGTGTCAAATACAATGAAAGCAGAGTAATCTTTCTCTACACCTCTTGCAACGTCAACAGTAATTGAATAATTGTGTTTATCTATTGGGTTTTCATATATCTCTCCACCTCTCTTACCACGGTTGATTGGTTCATCATATACCATAGATTTTAACTTAGCTGGTGATATCAATGTATCAACAGATCCTAAGAACTCACACTCAAACTCAACACGGAACTGTGCTTCTGATGTGTTCTTAATCGTCTGTTCTTTCCACGCTTCATCTCTGCCTGGCACTTCCGACCAGTGAACGTCTGTTGTGACGTACTCGTTCCTATCCAGTTCGGCATCATGCCACAGTCGGTAAAAGTGATTCATACCACGAGGGGTAGAAACAATAATTACCTTAGTAGACTTACCAGAACTAATAGTAGGATATACACTACTAAAGAAATCATCTGCTAAATGGTTGGCAACGAACGCAAATTCGTCTAAGAATATGATGTTGAATGACATACCTCGGACAGCTGATGCAGAGGTAGATGCGGCAATGATCTTGGATTTGTTTTCCAATTCCATAGATCCCTTGTTCCATGCAATGATACCCTGTTGCATCCACTTGGGTAAGTTCTCGTATGCAATCTGCAATCTACCAAGTAGATCTCTTGCAGTCTGAGCCTTGTTTGCAAGGATACCTATTGTGACACTATCATTGAAGATGGCATAGTGTAAAAGATATGATACCACAGTCGTTGACTTACCTGACTGTCTAGGCATCTTACATATATTAAATCTATTATTATGGAAATTATTAACTAACTTTTCTTGGAAGTCATACATCTGGAATGGTACTAGACCTTCATCCAAGTTAATGATCTTCACATACTTCTGTGCAAAGTATACAGGATCTTGAGCGCACTTTAGAAACTCAGCAACTTGTTTCTTAGTAAAGTTCTGAGCAACGTTCGCTTTTTTTAGATTCGGATTTCCAAGATATTGTGCATTATCAACTGGCATGATTTAAGAGTCAATTACTAATAGTGGTTTTGTTGGGTCTTTATCACTAGCATCAAAGTATATTACCTTTCCGCCTGGATAAATCTTTTCTAATTCATATTGAACATTCTTTTTCAAAGGTCTTGCTCTCTGAGGGAAGAACATCTGAATCATTTTGGTCTGACCTCTGAATATAAATGTGATACTATATGTAGCACCATACTTATTCAGTCTTTGCCAGTTACCTTCTTCTTGGATTGATTTAAAACTTTTCATGATCCTTTATTTTGTGGGTGTTTTTGTCCTTTACCTCTAAATTTTTTAACGAGACTAACGACTGGTTTAGCAGCACGATTACCAAGTTGTCTTACAAGTGGAGTTGGTCCAGATCCGAACCCACCCCCATCAGCTTTAACTCTTTTCAAGAATTCTGAACTTCTTGGATTCAAGTCACGTCCTAAAATAGATCTATCTGGTCTACCAAGAGGATTTGGTTTCCCACCTTTCTTATAGTTATCACTATCCATTCCTTTTTGAGCTTGATCATCTTTGAATAGTGTTTTCAATGATGCTTGGTCTTCATTAGGAATACGTTCATTCTTCCCTTTATTCCACCAATCTTTTACTGATTCGTTGAACTGTTGATAGGTTTTCATTTTGATCCCTTCTTCATGTCTTTCAACATCTTTTGTAACTCGGTTGTGCTTCCGACAAATAAAGAATTATTAGTAACAGTGGTGTTGTTTTTTTCTTTCACTTCATCGATATCCTTCATTTTCTTTTGCAAGTCTATGAGTTTATCTGCTGTATCTGCAACGTGTTTGATAAGTTGTCCAGCAACTTCATACGCCCTTGCAGAGTCTGATTGTTGTGCCACATCTAATGCACCATCAACTGCCTCCTGTCCTTTCTCAACTAGAGAATACAACTGAGCTCTACTATATTCATAATCTTTATCTACATCTGGTTTCTTAGACTTATCCAAACTCTTAGGACTAGTCCTAGTAGGTTTAGAAGGTTCTTTCTTCATTATTTCCGCTCCTCTATCAACGATATCTAGAGCGTCATCTATAGAATCAAATGTTTCGTCTTCAATCATGTCTCAACATCCCTTTGTTGACTTGCACTAAACACATTACCATCCACATAATCTGTGATAGTTTCACCGAATCCAAAGTCATCACCAGTTTCAATGACTCTATCAACTACCTGTGAATCATCCTGTACATTAATAGAATTTATAGGAATATTAATGTCATGTGCCATAACCACACTATTAAACTCACCTCTTCTAACTGTCAATCTATTACCAGAGATGGCTCTGATTAACATTTTCTCATCATCAATTTCAATGTAGTCACCTTTATTGAAAGGTGTTGCACTATTCACAGCGAACTGTGTTCTAGTAGTATCTATAACTTCGTTAGTTCTTGCAGTATCATCGTTGGTGTAATCCTTAACTGCAATAGGAACTGCTGTATATCTCTGTTGTCTAGATGCAGTCTTGATATTTTTTGTCTCTGTATAGTAATCTGTTTGTACTTTCTTGATCAATCCATCAGTACTATTATTGATAGGACCAAATAAGTATGTCTTGCATGTAAAAGATAAAGTATATACCAATGCTCTTCTAGTTAGAAAGTCATCTTCATAATTATCTTCCATCTGTATGTTCTCTAGAGTAATTGGCATATCTCTTTTCTCACCAATTATATCTACCAAATCTATTGTTAAATTAAATGCTGGTTGGAAATAAGGAAGTATCTGTTCTAAAATTTGTATAGCATCCTCATTAAGTTTAGCAAGGATACTGAGATTCATATTGATGTTATAAGGAACAGGCATAAATGCCTTTACAAATTTGTTAGTTTCTTTGTTAACAGATTTGAAAGACTGCATTGTAGAGACTTTCCTAGTTGCGTCATAGTTCATACCCATGACTTCAAAAGACATTCTTGGTAATGTCAATGTAGTTCCTATGGTGCTGTCACCCTGATAGTCTCTACCTTGAGATACTCTTGCCAAGAATTTCTGTTGAGGACCATAAGATACTGGAACTTTTACAACACTGATTGTCTTACCAGACTTGTCCGTGTGTTGGATCTCAATGTTATTAAACAAGGTTCCGAAAGACACGATTGTCTTACGGATGATCTCATGATAGAAATGATTTGTTAACATAATATTACCACCTTATAATAGTATTTAGAACTCTCCGAATGGATTTCTTTCTGAGAAGTCTACAATCTCGTCTGCTTCACTCTCTATTTCTGCATTAGCAGCGAAAGGAATATCTGTAGAAAGATCATCACCAACTGATAAAATCCTGTAACTTGCAGCAGCACCAACGATTGTCTCTCCTACAGTGAAGTCGCCACTTGATGCAACAACTTTAAGAATATTATTTGCAGTATTCCAGTTAGCTACATATGCACTCGTACCTGTAGATACCTGTGTTACTAGTTCATCGACTTCAAACTCACCGAAGAAGTTAGATGTCACTGACTGAATACCAACATATGCAGTTGTATTAGTATAACCAGCACCAGCATTACTATATCTAATTTCCTTGACTGTACCTGCGGTGCTTACAACTGCTTCTGCTTGTGCGTTCTGTAGTAGTGGTATGGTTTCATTAGACTGTTGTGTGTACACAGAGGTAATACCAACTGTAGGTGTAAACGTATATCCTCTACCACCAGTTGTGAGTCCAATAGGACCTAATACTGCCTCTGATATTACAGCAGTAGCAATCGCAACAGATATAGGACTACCACCTGTGAATGTTACTATTGGTGGCTCAGTGTATCCAAAGCCAGGATTTGTGATTAGTATTCTATCAATAGACTGATTAGGAACACCAGTTCTACTTGTCATGATCGCAACAGCAGTTGCCTGAGATCCAAGAGCGGGTTGATCTATTGTCATAATAGGAACCGAGGTGTATCCCCATCCCTCATAGTTGATAGTCAGTCCTGTTACAACTTTATTTACATCAGTAGTTGCAATAACTTGAGGTGATTCATTATCCATCTTACGAATGAATGAAGCGTTACTATTAGTCTGTCCATCAGTCTCTTGTGATGTTTCTGAACTTGGAACCTGAGTTGCAGTAAAGTTTCTTAGTGCATTGTCACCAGTCAAGTTGATAGTTAGGTGGTCTAAGAATCCCTCAAATGATGCAGTCTGACTTGGAATGAAACCAGCACCAGATGTATCTGCACCCAACTTAAGTAAATCGCCTGCAAAGAACATGATTGGGTTGGCAGTATTCAAATTATTACTTACAGTTCCATTTACAGATATAGTCGCATCAGTATTATACTGTTCTACTCTGATGAAGTTCCAAGCATTTAGATTGAGTGGTGTGGTGTTTTCAATAGATCCAGAACCAGAAGCAAAGATAATGTTACCTGTTTCTCTATAGTATATCTTAAATCTATCAGTCCACATGACTGTTCCACCATTGACTGCTGGATCAAATTTAGTTGGATATAACCAGAAACTTAGTGATAGTCTTCCATTACCAGTATCTCTAGAGTCCACATTGGTAGAGAATACAAAGTTAGCACCAATTACATCTGTAATTGCAGTATGATGTAATGAATTGTTACCGAATTTAATCTGTGATGATGTGGTTAGGTTGGGTGGACTGAATGATATAGTAGGAACACTAAGATAATTAGACCCACTGCTTGTTAGAGTTACAGTATCAATACCACCTTCTGAAATAGTTACGGTTCCAGTGGCTTGATTACCTTGTTTAGGTTTGAATATCTGTACTGTTGGAGTTCCTAAGTAATTACCATCATTGAATAGTGGAACACGTTGAACAGATTTTACGCCTGGAACTGTGGATGCAAGAGACACATATCCCAAAGCATTTGTATTATCATCTTTGTCTAGTTGTAAAGTAATGATATTGCCACGAGTGATGATACCATCATCCACATCTTCACCATTCTTATCAGTCAATCCATCAGGTAGATCAACAACCTCATCCTCAGGCTCAAAGATCTCACATCTGAACTCATACATGAATAGTTCATTTACTTGGTAGAATGGTACTTTTCTTTCTACATACTTGATTTCAAATAAAGCATTATCAAGAGGTAAGTAAATCAAGTCTCCTTCATTTGGAGTGTTTGCATTTACTCTTTCACCTTCTGGAAATGATTTTATAAATGGTGTGATGAAATCATCATATCTCTCTTTAGATACAACTAGAGTTATCTCATCCATATCTCTTACACCAAACTTAGTCAGTGCATCAGATGGAGTTCCAAAACCATCAACATTCACAAGGTATGCTTCCAGTCTAAAACTATCATCAAACTTAGAAGCAGTAATCTCTCGGATAACTGTATTCTGATTGATGATTTTTCTAGGTAAGTATAGGACATCTTGACCGAACAACTGTAAGTGTTCGTTTACCAAGTCTTGAACTAGTCTTTGTTCACTTGGAGATCCATGTAGAAAGAAAGGTGATAAAGGCATTATCCAACAAAGTCTAGTGGTGGCATTGCGTACTCTTGCATTAACTTCTCATCGAGTTTTTCTAACTCCATGACTGCATCATCATATATTTGTCTACCATTCAGTTCTAGTCCGCCAGGTAGTTTTACTCCAGTAAACTTAATAAGGTTCTGTCCCCATTGACGTTTAATGAGTGAAGTGGTATACTGTTTAAGCCAGTGATCATTATATACATTTGTATCGCTTTGTGGATCAACCACACGGAAACAGTCTATGACTAGAAAATGATCATCAGTCAATTCATTTATATTGACATCTAAGTAAAGTCTACTATTCTTTTTATTAAATCTTATCTGAACATCAGGATTAAGCATGTAATCTAGAGTTTCCAAGTATGATTTTGTCATGGCATAATTGAGTAAATCAATCGCTCCGTAGTAGTATAAATCATTAAGGAAGATCTGATATTTAAGATTGAACATACCAGCCGATATGGTTGATGAGTCCATTTTAAATACTTTCTGTACAGAGATTATACTATCTGGTAAAGGAAGATAGTTTGCACTCTCTGTAAATTCAGCAGAACTTACACCACCAAATGTACTTGATCCAGTGGTAGTAGAAGCAATACCAGTCATAGTATTCTTTTCTGCTTCTGTGAGTTTATGTTTTAGGAATACTCTGTCGATACCTTCACCATGTCTTTCATGAAACAATTGGATAGCATCATCAATCAAATCATCTATTTGATCATCGTCAACGTTGATCTCAAGAACAGGCTTTCCAAGTTTCCTAAGAGCATATTCCTTCAAACCGTCTTTACTATTGGGTTTTGCCACAACCTCTCCACATTAGTTCTCCGAAGTATTTAGTTATATGAAAAAGTATTTTATTGATGAAGAGAAAACCTTTGCAATCAGTGAGGAGTTGGGAGCTAGAGTAGAATTGATGGGTTGGGAAGAAACTCCCATAGTTTATATTGATAATTTCTACAAGAATCCAGACAAGGTAAGGAACCTTGCACTCAGATGCCCAGGCACAAACAACCCAAGAGTATGCGGTAATCTACCTGGCGTAAGAGTGGATATGAACATGAATCTTGATCATATACATGAAATATGGCAACAGATCGCAGAAAATGTATATGGGTTGAAGATGGGAGAGATCAAAACATTCAAAGAAGCATGCTTGAATGTGCCTTTTTCTGTCAACGTAACACAATCAAACTACAGAATCAAGACACCACACATAGATTATCCACTAGAGTATACAACGAGAGGGTTTGCTGGTCTGGTATATCTCAATAAACCAGAGGAATGTAAGGGTGGCACTGGGTTCTATACATATAAAGGGATGCAAGTTAACCCTGATCAAGATGGGATATGGAGAGATGAATATGTTTCAGATAGTGTAGGTCCATGGGATTTAGTCCACCTTGCTGAGATGAAATATAATAGAATGATTATGTACCCAGACCAAATTCTTCACGGTGCATATGACAAACCAGGCTTTTTTGAAGGTGATACTTACCGATTAGTCCAAGTATTTTTTATACCATTACATTTTCCGAGATGATTATTCTAACAGGTTATCAAGGTTTTATAGGTCAAGCATTTAAAAAGAGACTTGATCCAGAAAACCTTTACAGAATTGAACAAAGTGGTGCTTTTGACTTCTTAAGTCAATATGATAAGTGGGATGAGGTAGAGATGATTATACATCAGGGAGCTATATCAAGTACAACAGAAACAGATGTAAATAAAATTCACAAGTATAACGTAGAGTTTTCTATTGGACTATTTGAGAAAGCAATAGAACATTCTATCCCAGTCAAATATGCCTCATCTGCGTCTGTGTATGGTAAAATTCATAGCGACTTTGGATATTTAAAGAAGACCATCAATCCACTAAACTTCTACGCACTATCAAAAGCAACTGTGGATTACTGGGTCTTAGATAATATGGATAGGTTTGAACAAGTGCAAGGATTTAGATACTTCAATGTGTATGGAAAAGGTGAAGAACACAAAGGAGATCAAGCAAGTCCAATCAGTAAGTTCACTTTACAAGCAAAACAAAATAA